TGCGAGGTGATTCATGGACTTCCCAGTTTTTACCTTTCAAACGTTTACCTGATTTGTCCTCGCCTCGAGATTTGGATTTTAACCACAAGACACCTACTCTATCTATTTTTTTACCATAACATTCCTCATAACATTGGGCGTATATCGCACCTTGTAAATCGTATGTTGTTTGTAAATGATTAGATGTTTTAAAATCAATAATCCAACGCTCTGTTTTACCATCAATTTCAATTTCACACACCAAATCGCAGGTACCTGCTACTTTAATTTTATCTGAAAATAAGTGGACTTCGGCTTCTATTAATGTTGGGTTATAGGTCTCCCAGAAGTCTACAAATCTAAGAAACATCTGCCATACATAAGAAGGCATTCTAGGGTTACCATCATCATATAAAAACTTAATTTCTTTTCCATTTAACCAGTCTTCAATCATTTCGTGTACCAGTGTACCTTCTTCGGCTGCTTTTTTTACAATCCAGTCGGCACTATGGCCTACTTTTTTAAGCCAATCTTCGAAATACTTACCTTTAGGGTAAGAACTTAAAACATGGGTGATTGAAGGATAATAATTACTGTTTCGTCTATAGTACCTTGAATCAGGCATTGTGACTTGTTGGTAATCCTTTGAAATTTCTAATAATCTTTTGTATGACTTTTTGATCATAAAGTAAGTTTTCGCTCCAATAAATTATAATAGGTTAATGGTTGCGTTGTTTGTATTAATTTTGTGAAATTTTCAAAACCCATTTCACTTGGGTCCTTATCCTGTAAATCTACAAGATAGACTTCTTTACCTGCGGCCATTAAATTTTCACAGAAGCGTAAAGCTTGTTTCATTGCATCCCTATCTAATGCTATATAAATTTTATCTACTACAGATGTAACTATTTTTTTCATTAAGCTACTCTGTATGTTTTTTCCTAGTAAAGGGATTGCATTTCTTTTTATAGCAATCGAATCAAATAAACCTTCACAAAGTATTAATGGCAAATTCCAATTTATTAAATGTTCATTAGCAACTATATCTCTAGAAGCTTCTGGGTTCATGTATTTGTAATTGGATTCTGCTTCAAATGATCTTCCTGTAAAGTAATTAAGGGAGCCATCCTGATTATATGTGGGGATTATTATTCTGTTTCGGTATTTACCTTCGGAACAATATCCTATGTTATATTTAAGTATATCAGATTCTGTTATATTACGTTTTTTTAAAAACGACAAGGCATGTCTCGCCATAATGTCGGTTTTTGTAGGAGGATTGATTAAACTAACGTATTCTTGAGGTAATTTTAATGAATTTGTGCTAAATTGTGTCTTATGGGTTGTTGATGATTTAACTAAAGATTTTAATTCATCTATTTTATTTTTTGCAACTTTTAATTGCTTAAATAAACTATAGAGATTTGTACCTCTAGCATCACAAGACCAACAATGCCATGGATTTTTCCCTTCTCTGTTTTCAGTTAGGTTAATTTCCAATTTAGGTTTAGAGTGATGGCATATAGGGCAATTATAGGCATAATTGTTGCGAGCAGTTGCTTTGCCTATTCCTAATATAGAATTTACTAATGTAACTAATAATTGATTTACCATTAATGGTAATATATGTAACTATATCGTGTCTTCCACGAGACTTTCAAAAACTAGACCTTCTAGATCTTTTGTAAAAAATTTACCTAAAATGTTATCGTTGAAGAATTCATCTGGTTTTTCTAGTACTTCGTATAACATTTGATATTTTATCTCAAAATAGGTTAGTTGTTTTTTTGTTTGTACACATTTTAGTATGGCACGTTCAAATTCATCCTTTTTCCCTTCAACTAATATTTGTTTAATGTCCTTTTGGGAACCATAATATGTTTTCCAATCTGATTCTTTGACTATTAATTTATATGAGGGGCGGCGACCAACTACCCCAGTTAGGGCAGCTAGTTCTTTTTTACCTAATTTTTTCTTTTGATTGTGGAATAAGACTTTTTTACCAATATAAGATTTCCCTGAAGGTTTATGGGTTGTCATATAGATAAAACCAAAGGTATTATCTGGGAATTGGGTTATGTCTTCTATGTTGTTTGATTTGTATGTCCAACTCATTTATTTGTTTTTAAGTTCATCTATTTGCTTTTGTTGATCCTTGATGGATTCAATAAGAAGAGCAACTAATTTAGGGTAATCTACACTTTTAAACCCGCTATCCCCAGTTGTTACTAATTGGGGGAGAACTTTTTCTACATCTTGAGCTATTACACCAACACTAGGTAAAGTTTGTTGTGTTGGAGTGGCCAATTTATTCCAATCCCAAGTTACACCATTTAATTGTTTTAACTTGTCAATTGGGGATTCTATATTCTGGATATTATCTTTTAGGTTTCTATCTGAAGAGGTAGAAGATATTACTTCTCCTCCTACGTTTAAATCACCTCCTATACCTACACCACCTGTTACTGTTACTGCTCCACTAGTTTTGCTAGTAGAAGGGGATGTGTTTGTAAATGTTTTAACTCCTCCAATATTATCTTGGTCGGATGTTAGATCTACAAAATGTGAAGAATTATATCTAGTATCAGTATTATTAGAGGTTATAGTAATTGTATTAGTATATTGATCAAATATAATACCTGTTGCACCCTCTCCTTTTAACTTAAGTTGAGAATCTTCTACAATTGTAAAATGATTACCCCCATTAGAATCAGATATTTTAAAACCTTTACCCATACCAACAGTATCTGTAACAGTCTCTGTAGATGTTTCTATATCTGTGATATGACCATAGTTGTCTAAGGTTAGGTTTTGGATATAAGTTCTTCCTGAATTATTTGTGGAGGTTGCGTTTGATGTATCTTTATGAGAAAATACAGTATCATTTAATTCTACTCCTTCTCCGGCAGTATATGTAGTATCTGGGGAGTCTGAGTGGAGTACCATATCTGTAAAAGAGGCTGTTAGGATAGTACCATTTGCCTGTTTTAAAGTGATGATTTTTTCTTCATTACCTTCTACAGAAAGTTCTTTTATAGGATTTGAAATGTCTACTATTGAGCTTTTAAATATCTGTCCTGTAGTATTATTAAATGATAAAAGGTATTCCTGTGGAGTCCTTAATATACCACTTGGTTTTAAATAAGTAGAACCTGATATGGTTAATGAACCTAGTACACTTAAATCGTAGGGTTCTTTAGCTGTTAAAGCATTTGCAAATTGAGAAATATGCCAAGGTTCAATAGGTGTTCCTTGTTTTATGTCTGCTTTTAGAATTTTTGCCATTTTTATTTTATTATAAATATGTAGTTAAGGATTAACCTTATTCAGGTTTTGTTGGTAAGACATAAGGGGGATTTTGATTTGTAACGTCCCTCAACTCCTGTCTATAGGTTATCCATTCTTCTAATTTAGATCCTGTAACAGGAGAATGAGGTAAGACTACCCAGTCAGATTCTTTTAGTAAGCTTAGTCTTGTTGATTTTATTGATTCTTCAGCTTCCGTGTTTAGCTCTTCCTCTGTAAAAGGCCACTCCGTGTGCACGTTGTCTGTAACTTTATACCTAACATCACTTAAAGCCTCTTGCCATTGCTTTTTTGTTAACTTTATTTTAGGTTCTGGGATAGTTCCAATGTCAGGGTATATATCTGTGGGATAAAACCCAATATATTCCCCGTTTTCTAAGCTGTAATTTCCATAATACTCTATTTCCATGTTCTTATTATTTTTTAATGTCCTATTGCTATCCAAAAAACCATTCGTTTGTTTTGAAAATTTTTGTCGACTATGAGTTTACATTTACTGTTAGTCCAAGAATGCACATGATTATAACCGCTTCCTCCTGTGCTCTGTCTTTGGGAGGAGCAAACAATAGCACCGACACCATGCGGAAAGGTTGTTCCAAAAATAACTTCCACCACATAGCTAGCTTGGTTCTTGTAAGTGTGCCCCCACTGCACAATCATTCCCCCAGGCAACACAGTATAGTTGACTAAAGTCTCCTCCTCCCCGTTTAAAAAGGTGGTTGCTGAGGAAATATAGTCTTCCTCAAGGGAAGCTGCCAACCCACTAATATCTACACCATTTAAGTATGTAAACTTTTTAAGGGAAGTTCCTAAATTGATAGTTCCTACATTACTTGAATTAAGATTTTCAAAAGGTTGAAGAGTTCCATTGATATCGATATTCCCTATTACATTTAAAGCTGTTGCGCTTCCATTGTCTAGATTAACAATTCCCCCTTTTGTTTTTAATATCTGGTCAGCAGAAGTTGATTCGACGTTATTTCTAGGTATTTGGACATATTGGCTGGCATTTGTTACCACCTGTATTCCTCCTCCTGAGGTCTCGGAGAAATTAGAAGGGGTTAATAACTTTAAGACCGGTCCTCCAAAAGGAGTGTGGATTATTGTAACGGGATTCAAATTTATAGTATAACCACTATACGAATTACTGAAGTAGTTTGTTCCAAAACCACCAGTATAAGTGACATTTTTAACGGGTTTAGCCTCAATTGTTATTTTTGTTCTAAAACGATAATTAACACCAGGTTGCATTTCAAATACTATGGGGCTAGTGTCTAAATTTCGGATTTGGGGGTCAAAAGAGGAATCGGCAGAGGATGTGGATGATTCTCTCACCCAACCATTCAAACCATCAAACCAGAAGGAATTAATATATTCTCCAACAACAAGATCAGATGCTACATATTCGGAACTAAGGGTGACCCATCCTCCTTGATTTACATACCCCAACTCTAGGAAACATGTAATCTTAGCCTTAGCTCTATTAAGATTTGAATCATCAAATCCATAATATATTTCATTCGCATCTTCTAACATACCCCGCACGTATGTAGGAAGGGAAGTAGGCACAGAAGAAGCTCCGGAGGGTAAATCATTCTTGACCGCGCTGCGAAGGGC